CTGATGTAGAGTATGATGCATTAGTAAATAATGGAGCAATGCTAAAAAGAATGATTGGCTATGATAAAGTAAGCGATATTGATGCTGAACTAATACAAGAGTATGAAAGAAGAAAAGGGGTTAGAGCACAAAACATTTCTTATGATATTAATACTACATTATTAGAATTTACTAGAAGTCATATATTCCAACATGGTGAAGGTGCATATAAAATGGAAGATGGGGTTATAAAAGAAAGAGAAGGTCGTTTTACTGGTATGGGTGATATAGCAATACTTACAGATTCTATTATAGGGTTTAATAAAAACTTAGATAATAAAAATGCTGTAAAGTATTTAACGGGCTGGTGGAAAGAAGGGTTTTTGACTATGGGTCAGACACAAGAAAGTGCAGTAGGTAAAACAGGTGATAAGGTTATAGACTTTTTTGTAAGGCTTACATCGCTTAGATTACTTGGTTTAAATATGTCTGTTGGTATTGGTAACTTATTAGCAGGTAAGTATCAAGAATTACGTAAACGTGGTGGTAAACAATTTATATTGGGTGAATCAAGGTATTGGAGAAATTTAAAAAAATCAAGAGAGATATTAAAAGATAAAAGAATTGTAGAATATAGTTTTGATGAATTTATACACCTTGCAGAACAAAGTGGTCCAGCTAAAAAAATAGAAAAACTTGCCTATATATTTATGGACTATACAGAGGATTATATACAAGGAGCTGCATTTTTAGGAATGCTTACTGAACAAGAGTTTAACAACCCTGACACCATAACAGAAGAACGTGTAATGCAAATAAATAGCGCAATATCTACACTGCATGGAGAGGGTTATACAGCAATAGACGCAAGCTTATTGTCTATGTATTCATATGGTAGAGCGCTACTACAATTTAAAAAGTGGTTTGTTACATTATTCAAAGACAGGTTTTCTGCGGAGGATATAGATAGATTTGGTGATGTAAACATAGGTAGTTATAGAGCTTCTGCAGATTTTGTTACCGATTTATTTAGAAGATATTTTGCAGGTGATATAACCAAACAAGAGATAATGGAACTTTATAACAAATCAAGCGATGAACGTAAAGCAGCAATAAGAGCGCACGCTAGAGGTCTAGGTATTGGATTGTCTGTATTATCTCTTATAGCAATAATGGAAGATGATGATGACCCAGATGTAGGCACACTTAAAACATTAAAAAAGTTTTCTAACGATATATTTGTAACTACTGACATAAGAAGATTTGTAGATTACACTATTGTTCCTGCATCTATAGGTACAGCTAAAAACGCAAGTAAAGTTGTTATGCAAGCAGCATCTGGTGAAAAAACACAACGTAGAAGTGAGTACGCTGACAGAGGAGAATCTAAAGCGCTTAAAACTTTTATGACTGAAGTATCTCCTTTATCAGAGTTTAAAAAACAAATAGCAAGACTGGGAGAAGAATAAATAATTTAATTTGATTATATTTGTAAAAAATAATACATGAACGTAAACGATTTATTTAAAGCATCTTTTGGGCAGTTTGGATCTGTATATTTGACTGGTGATGGTGCGCAGTTAGATTTAGATGGAGCTACTGCTAATAGGTTTGTAATAGCTATTACCATGTTGGATGTAGTCAGATTTCAAGAGCTACACACTTTAGATAATTTAGTAGGTTCTATAACAACAGAAACAACACAATCACAAATAGATGATGCTTTTGGTGCCGTAACAGATGATGCTAATAATGATCAGACAGAAATCACAACCTCTCATGAATTTCCAAAAGGTATAACCATATATGGTAAATGGGACAAGGTTGAATTACATGCTGGTTCATGCATTTGTTATCTAGCACCAGTAGGATATTAAAAAATAAAAATTATGAGTTTTAAAAACATTGACCACACAAAATACGTTTTAGGAGCTTACGGCTCTACATTATTATCAGGTACAGCTGGAATAAATTTAAGAGGAGATAATGCAAAAGTTTATGTTTGCGCTATTACAATATTAAATTCTGATGACGCTGATTCAACTTTTAGTGAAATGGAATCTTTAAACGGAGAAGTAGGCTGCATAAGCAGTGTAACTGCAGAAAATAATTTAGACCATCCAACTTTAGGAATAGGAGCTGGAGGTAACGGTGTAGACCTAGATAATAGTATACTTTTTGCAGCAGGCACAACTATATATGGTAAATGGGATAAAATTACCATGGCAAGCGGAGCATGTATTGTTTACTTTGCGCCAAAAGGATTCTAGTATGGGTTTTGTACAAAAGTTAGCAAAAAGAAATCCAAGGGTTTATAAAAAAACAATTGAAGAAAAACCAGAAATTATTGTAAAAGATAATGTGGCATACAAAAAATTTGTAGGAAAAAAGAAAAATATATTTTATTACTTAAATCCAAAAAATTGGTAATATGGGTTTAGGTTTAGGCATAACAAATGAACCATTAGAATATCCTATAACATGGTTACCAAATGAGGATGAGTTGCAAACTTTTTTAAAACTTTGGTTACAGGGAGGTGTTGGGGTTGCTACAAATGCTTGGACGGATTCAAGCGGTACGCAAAGTGGAGCAACACAAAGTTTGTCTGGTAACGCTCCTTCACTTTTAGGCGTAACACCTGAAGGTTTAAATTTTGACCAGTCAGGGCCGCCGCAATTTATGGACTTTGAACAAATAACAGTAGATGAAAATAGCGCTTTTACTTTAGCATTTGTAATTAAACTAAATTCTACAGTAAATCAAGTTATTTTATCAGATAGTGGAAACGAATTTATAGAAATTTTAAATAATAAAAATTTTAGAATAAAAACTAACAATCCAAGCAATGTGACTACTGTTTTAAAATCAAATGTATCAGTTTTTAATACTAGCTTATCAATCTTATTTTTATCTAGAGCGAGTAATGGAAAATTTGAATGGAGAATAAACGGAGAACAAATAAATTTTAATACAAGCACTTCGGTAAATCAAGTAAATACTGGGGGTTTTGATATACAAAATTTATGTATAAGAAATGATAACGATAGAGCTGTAAGTGGAGAAGTAAGAGAAGTTATTTTTTATAATGAAATTGCTTTAGGTGATACGCAGTACCAATCAAAAATGGTAAACTTACACAACTATTTAGCGGATAAATTTGACATGACAATAGAATTAACAGATCTTGCTTAAGAATAAAAAATGATAAAAAAAATTACATTAATAATATTTATATTCTGTTTAGTGGCTTGCGGGACTTCAAAAAAATGTTGTGCGCAAACTTTTGAAGTTAAAGGCTATGAATACAATATAAATGATATTATAAAAAATCAATTAAAATTTTCTACTTTTTATGTAGCGGTAAATGGAGGTACTTCAGTATCTGATTTAAAAACTTATTCCGTAACATCTGGTATGTTACAAGAAAATATAATTAGTACCCCATACGATTATTCTACTACTATTGGATTAAGGAAAATTGCTAGGTTTGGTTATGAAAACAAAGCAAACACATTTTATGATGGTACTGAATCTAATTACACAGATGCAGCAACAGTAGGTAAAGTTCAAGGTTTTGAATATTTATTTGAGGTAGATTATGCAAGACAACAGGGCGTAGAATTTATAGATCAACACCACTTTATTAGATATAGTTCTGATGATGATTGTGATGGACCCTTATGCGTAGAACATTTTGCAGCTAAAGTAGAATATTTAAAAGATGGATTTGCAGATGTAGAGTATTTTGAATTATCAGAAAGATACAGACATAAATACAGTAAAGATCTAGCGTTTAGTATTGGTTTTGCACATAGATTGGCAGAGCCATACGGGTACAATCCACTACAAGAATGGATCTTGGATAATGGAAATCTTCATTACACTTACTTAGCTATTCAAGAAGGGTATACCATTGACGTAGCAAATAGTGAGTATAAAGATCCTAGTGGTGCCCTAGTAGCAACAAATCCTGAAGTATGGAAAGAAGTTGTAATACCGCAAATGTTATCAAACTACACAGAGAAAAAAAGAAATGAATTAGAAAGAATCATTCAACATTCTATTGTAATAGGTTTTGATTATTATAAGTATAGCAAAAGTACATGGTTACATGCATGGGGCAATATATTACCTTGGCATTACAACGATGGTAATAATTTTTCATATCACAATTATATAGAAGATGACCAGTGGTATGACTATACAGCAGGATTGATATACGGAATAAAAGTCAATAAAAATTTAGGATATTTTGTTGAAGGAAAATACAATAAGTACTGGAATAGAGAATGGTACGACTTTAAATTAGGTGTTAATTATATAATATTTTAAAAATGAAAGAAATTATTTGTAAATTTGTAAAGAAGATAACTTTTGGAAAAATTTGTTTAGACTATTGTTATAAATCTAAATGCAAAAAAAATGGCAAAAGAGTTAAGTGAAGAAACGTCTTTTCAAGTTAGTTTAAAAACGCTTGGAGGTATAGCTGCTTTAATAGCAACGCTAGTCGGTATGTGGTTTACGCTGCAAGCTGATATAGCGGAAGCAAAAGAATTACCATCTCCACCAGATCCAGAAGTAACAAGGATGGAGTTTGACATGAAAGATCAAATGATACGCCAAACTATTATGGATACTAAAAAAGATGTAGAGGAAATGAAGGCTACATTAGAAAAAATTGAAGACAAGTTATATAATAGATAATGGAAAAGTCTGAAGGTTTTGGCCAGTACATAATATATTTTTTGATAATAGTATTTATGTTTTTGGTTGGAACTGCTTTTGGGCAAATAAAAGTAATTCAGTTTAACGCAGAATGGAACAAAACAAACGATGTAAGCTGGGTAAACAGTTTAAAAGATTGCAGAACTATTTCTTATACTGACGTATCAAAAGACAAAAAAGCACAAAAAAAATATAAAATAGCAGCTGTTCCTACTATTATAATATTTAAAGACGGTGAAGAAGTTGCTAGGTTTCAAGCTGACCTTAGTTTTACAATGGTAGCTACAAAAGAAGAAGTACAAGAAGAAATAGATAACATATTAATGAGTGATTTTTGACATGAAAAAATTATTATTTTTATTACTACTACCAATTACCATGTTAGCACAAGGTCCACCTAACTGCGTTCCTACAACTATTGTTATAAATTTAGATCAATATCAAGGTGAAACTGCTTGGGCTATATATGACACGGCTGGAAACATGTTGACATATGGTCAGGGCTACAGCTCACAACCAGACTATGCTTCTGTGGTAGAACAAAGATGTTTACCTGCAGGTGATCTAACTTTTACAATATACGATAGTTATGGAGATGGTGTAAACGGAGCTTTATGGGGTGGTTTAGATGGTTCGTATTATCTTATTCAATGTAATGACACTTTAATATATGGTACTAATGCTGCTTTTGGATATGACACTACTCATGTTTTTGTGTCTGATGCTTGCCCACCCATACCTGGGTGTATGGATCCGATGTATGTAGAGTTTAATCCTCTAGCTGATACAGATGACGGTTCATGCACGACACTAAAAGTATTTGGTTGTATTGATTCAACTATGTTTAATTATGATCCAAATGCAAATACCATGGCTTTGATCCCTAACTGTGATTACGTCTTAACGCTATATGATTTAATAGGAGACGGCTGGGTAGGATCTTATTTAGAAGTAAAACAAGATACAAATGAGTATCAGTTTTGGATAGACACTACTGCGTACACACAAGACTTTACTATAAATTTAAAGTCACCAATGCCTGTAGAATTTAAGTTCTACGTAACAGCACAAGCCCAATTAACAACACCTCATTGTGGATTTAAACTTACTAATCCATTAGGCAATACTATAATAGAAGTTTTACCACCATTTATTCAACCTATGTATAAATATAAAGTATCAACTTACTGTGGTAATTTATGCATAGAAAAAACATTTGGCTGTATGGATAGTTTAGCTGTAAACTATTTAGACTCAGTAAATACAGATGATGGAAGCTGCTATTATTTGCCTGGATGTACAAACTCTTCTTATTTAGAATATTATACACAAGGGTTTGTAGCGGATTACAATAATGGGTCGTGCCAAACTGAAGCTATATGGGGTTGTACTGATAGCACAGCTTTTAATTACGACAGTATAGCTAATTTAGATAACGGAGGATGTGTGCCTGTTATATTTGGTTGTATGCAGCCTTTAGCTTTTAATTACAATGTAAATGCTAATACAGACGATGGTAGTTGTGTACCATACATATATGGTTGTACTGATCCTACTATGTATAACTTTGATGTCAATGCCAATACAGATGATGGATCTTGCATTCCGTTTGTGTTTGGTTGTACAGACTCAACTATGTTTAATTATAATCCTTTAGCAAATGCAGATAACAACTCTTGTATACCTTATATTTACGGTTGCACTGATCCTAGTATGCTTAATTATAATCCACAAGCCAACACGGAAAATTTTTCTTGCATACCTTTTGTGTATGGGTGCACTGATAATACTGCTCTTAACTATGATTCGTTGGCTAATACTGACAATGGTTCGTGTATATCTATCGTTGAAGGATGTATGGATCTCAATGCGTATAATTATGATGCGGAAGCAAATGTAAACGATAGTTTAGCTTGCCTATATGATGCAGGTTGTGTTACTGGACCAGGTATACCTTATTGGTTGAATGACCCTTGCTATGCATGGGTTATATCTGTAGATGATTATTGTTGCGAAAACGAATGGGATAATATATGTCAATTAACTTATAATTATTGTGATGGATCTTATTATGGTCCAATACAAAAACGTACAAATAAAAAATTAATAGCAATAACAGATTTATTAGGTAGACCTGTAAATGACGTTAAAAATAAATTTGTTATTTTTATATACGATGACGGAACAACAGAAAAAAAATTAATTAAAAAATGGCACTATTAACATCAATAGACGGAGTACCAGTATATAGCACTGTAGCAGAGGCTTTAGCTTACGCAGCTGCAAATAATTTAGTTGGTTTTCACACACATAATGTGCAAGGTCAAATAGGATATATGGGTGGGGCAACCCATACATCAGCTGCTACACCATCATCAGGTTTTAATCCAAACAATCAAACTAATACTCCTCCTGCAACAAGTTCAAGCGGTACGTCTGGCACAGGTGGAGCTAGTTATTAAAATAAAATTATGTTAGATAAAATATTTAGTGGCGGGGCCACAGAATTAGTAAAAAGCGTAGGAGGTGTAATAGATAATTTACACACATCAAAAGAAGAAAAATTAGACGCAGAAAGAAAAATTAAAGAAATGATAATGGGTTATGAAGCTGAAATGCAAAAGCAAGTAACTGAAAGATGGAAGGTTGATATGGCATCAGATTCATGGCTATCAAAAAACATAAGACCATTAGTTCTTATATTTTTATGTGTGTCAACTGTTTTGTTAATATTCATAGATGCAGGAGTGATTTCATTTGAGGTTAAAGCGTCTTGGGTAGATTTATTACAGCTAGTGTTAATTACAGTTATAGGTGCATACTTTGGCGGTAGATCATTAGAAAAAGTTAAAAAATGATAGATGATTTTGACAAAGAAGCAGAAGAAATTTTGCATGAATGTATGACAAATTCATACATGATTATAACTAATAAGCTTACATTTGACGATTTATTAGATTATAATGGCTGCGCATTACCGTTTAACCCTAAAAAAAATATAGATAATAAAGTTATTGACAAAATAATTGATTATTTTTGTGAGTTGGAGGAATATGAAAAATGCGGAGAGCTTAAAAAGTTAAAAGATTCTAAAAAATATAAGAAAAATTTCATAAATTTGTAAAAAATAAAAAACAATGCCACAAAATTACACATTAAACGCAAATATGAGTATGACCGCTACTTCGGCAACAGGTTACTCTCAATCACAATCTGGCTCATATACATTAAATATTACTGGAGTTGATCAAATAGAGACAGGAAGAAAAGACATAACACATGATGGTGATGTAACAATTATGGCTGCACCAGGACACGGTAGATTCGTATACATAAAAAATTTAGATGATACTAATTTTGTAAAAATATATGACGGAGCATCTAGTGCTGGTGATTACATTGGCATATTAAAACCAGGTGAGTTTTTAATGACAGTAATTAGAGGAACAGGCACAACAGTTGCAAGAGCTGATACAGCTACAGTAACGGTAGAATACGCTGCAGTAGAAATAGATTCAAACGCATAAAAAATAAAATATGGCAACACAAGCATTAACAATAACAATATCAGGAAGTGTGTCTTTAACAGACTCAACAGGTACAGTAGTATTTACCTATTCACCAAGTTTTACTACAGACTCAACAACTGTAGATTCAGCTTTAATATCTACTGGAGAAATATTAACTAATGGAACATCAGACACTACTATAAATTTAGCAAGTCATAATAAAGACCGATTATATGCATTTGTAAAAAATGTAGACACAGATTACCCAGTAGCTGTTAAACCAGACGGTGATGTAATAGCTGATTTAAAACCAGGCGAATGTATGGTTTCTCCTTTAAATTTAGATGGTGCAGCAGACAATTCTGCAAACTTAGATATTGCAGCCACTACAGCAGCTCAAAAAGTACAATATTTATTATGTGATGGGGCTGATCTAGGTTTAACAGGTGATGATTAAAATATAAATAATGAAACTTAAAGTATTAAGATTTAGTAGCCAGGAGGACAGTACTTCTGGCTTACTTTTTTTAGAAACAGACTTAGGTTTAAAGTTTCTTTGTTACACACTAGAAGATGAAGCAAGAGCTTTAAAAGTAAGAGGGGAAACTAGAGTACCTGCTGGTACATATCAAATTAAATTAAGAACTGAAGGGGGATTTCATGGTAGATATACTAAAAGATTTGCGGGCATGCATAAAGGCATGTTACACGTTATTGATGTACCGAATTTTAAATGGATACTTATACATACTGGTAACACTGATGAGCATACTGCTGGGTGCCTTTTGGTTGGCGACTCGCAAGAAAACAACGTTATCATTAAAGATGGGTTCATTGGTAAATCCACTAATGCGTACAAGAGAATATATCCGCCTATTGCTAAAGCGTTAGAAAAAGGAGAGGAGGTAACTATACAGTATATTGATTTAGATTCTTTAGTATAAAATGGCTCGTTGGTATGGCTATAACATAGAATCATTTCAACATTTATTTCAACATAATGTAACGATAGAAGGGGGATTTATACTGACGGGTATTTTAGCTTACGCAGGTAGTGATGGAAAATATTTAGTGCTTGATGGATATGGAAACGTTTCTACTAGAACAGCTGCAAATGTGTTAAGCGACATAGGTATTACGGATGCTACTTTAACTTCATCAGGTCTTATAGAATTAGCTACAGGGGCAGAAGTTACATCTGGAACAGACTCACAAAGGGCAGTAACTCCAAGCACATTAGTAAACAATTTTGCAGGTAGCACTAATATTGTAAGGCTAGGAACTATAAGCACAGGAACATGGAATGGTTCTGCTATAGCAACAGATTATACAGCAGCTAAATTAATAGGTGCAGCGGCTGGAGAAGGAATAGATGTTAGTGTTTCAGCAGGAGAGTTGACAGTTTCTGGTGAAGATGCATCAACATCCAATAAAGGCGTGGCTAGTTTTAACTCTAATGATTTTACGGTAAGCTCAGGCGCGGTAAGTTTAATTGATTTGACTACTTCACATATTGCTGCAGGGACTTTAGTAGAGGAAGACGAGGGTATACCAAGTAATGATAATAACACAACTATACCTACAAGTGCTGCTGTTAAAAATTATGTAGATAGGCCAAATAAATTTGTAAACATAGTGCATAGTGCTTTTAGAGATGATATAGGCACAACCTTGCATTATATACCTTTACAGTCTACGGGAGAAAAAACATCTAACACCAATGAAGAAGTTCCTTTTGTTGCTCCATATAATGGTAAACTTTTACAGTTGCATTATAGAACAAGTGAAAATACAAGCGGTGCTACCGCAACTTTTTCTCTAGTCCAAATACTAAAAACTGAAAATGTATCTACGGCCAGAAACACTACTTTAGACACGCAAACTACAACAGGTCCACAAAATACAAATGGTGGAAGTAATAATCTTCGTGTTGTTAATTTTGATGATGATGCTGCTTTTAACGCTGGAGATTTATTAGCTATATCAATTCAACACGATAGTGCTGTTACAAGTTCTACAACTAAATTTTATATAACTACATTGTGGGAATATGATATAAGCTCTTTATAATAAAAAATTTAAATTATGCCATACATAAAAGATAAATATAAAGCTAAAGGAGGTAACGTAAGATCTTCATTTGTAAATAGAAAAGAAAACCCTGCAATTAAAGAGTCTGCTCCTGTGGGATTAACAAATCAACAAAGAGATCAAATAAATGCAGAAAATTTTAGAGCAATTTCTAATGAATCTGCACAAAATCAACTTGTTGCCACAAACCTACAAACAACGACTACTACTACAACAGAACCATTATCGCATTTAAAAGGTTTTGTAATACAAGAAGCAAATGTAGTGCAAGAAATCTTAACATTACAACAAGGGTCTTCTTTAAATAATATAATAATACAAAATACATATAATGCTAATGCTGTTATCAATATATATTGGAGCGCAGGAGATCAATCAAGAGCTAGTTTTACGGTTTCAACTGGAAATGTTACAGATTTTAAAGGCATCTCTTTATTTACAATTTTTGGAGATTCTTTTGTTGCAAATGGCACAATTTCATTAGAGCATTTAGTAGCCGCAACTTATAAAAATGTATCTAACCCTATAACATTTTATGCGGTTTCTTCTATTGCTGGCCCAAGTATAACTCTTAGTGTAAACAATGGATAAGCCACGAGGAGAGTTTAAAGTTCCGATATGGCTAAGCAATTGGACATTTAAAGACAGTAGAAATAAAAAATACACATTACACAATCAAGTAGTAAAGGGCTACAATAAAGGCGAAATATTTACAAATCCTAAAATTGTTGAAAAACTTGTTAATAAAATTAAAGGAAGGCATTCAAAACAAAAGCTTGTTCCCTTAAATTTAACATTAATAAGTCAACATGGATATGGTGTTGAAGAAAATTAAACAATTTAACAATGTCTTTAAATGATAAAATAAGAGAATATTTATTGCAAAATCCTAATTTGTTACGTAGCAAATATGCAGATACAGCAAAAAAATTTGGAACTAATTACGAGCAAATAAGAACAGTAGCAAGAGCACTAAGAAAAAAAAATCCAGACACGGAACCTAAAGAAAAAGAGGTGATAAATTTTCAAGAAACTAAATCTAATGCTATACTTACTGCAGAAAACTGCACAAGAGTAAAATCATTAGAAGATTTATTAGCTGCATGTGAGGTAGATTTAGATTTGTGGGACGTAGAGAAATATGACATAGGTACTTATGAAGTAACTGGTTTTGATAATGATCGTAATCCTGTTACTGTAACTATGTATAGAACAAAAGCTTGGTTAAAAAAAATAAGTAAAAATTTAAATATAAAAAAAATTAAACAAGAACTTATAGAAGACTTACGCAACTTGTCTCCAAAAGTTTCTAAAAAAAATAGAAAAAGACCAACCGACAGAAATGATTTACATTTACTTGAAATATCTGCATTTGATTTGCATTTAGGTAAAATAGGAATAAAGGGAGATGAATATAGTCTTAAAATAGCCGAAGAACGTCTTTTAAGCGCCATAGAGCACCTTTTGTACAGAGCTAAAGGGTTTTATATAGATAAGATACTTTTTATCGTAGGGCAAGATTTGTTAAACTCAGACGGTGATTGGCCAATACCAGCTACAACAAAAGGCACACCACAGTTTAACAGCGATTATCACATAGACATGTATAGGTCAGCAAGAAAACTTATGATAAAAGCAATTGACATTTTGTCTGAAGTAGCTGATGTACACGTTATGGTTATACCAGGAAACCACGATAGAGAATCTGTTATGCATTTAGGTGATACTTTAGAATTATATTATGAAAATAATAAAAATGTAAAAGTAGATAATAGTGATTGTTTAATGAAAGCATTGCCTTATGGTAATAATCTTATTATATCTGATCATGGTGATGGGCCTAAAACTAATGATTTGCCAGGTATTATAGCGCAAAGGTTTAAAAATTTATGGAGCAATACTGTATACGTAGAAGTACACAGAGGACATTATCACACTAATAAAGCTATGAAGCTACAAGCTATTGAAGAGTTAAATGGTATTACTGTAAGAAATCTATCGTCTATGTCTGCTACAGATTATTGGCATGATAGCAAAGGTTTTATAGGCAATATAAAAAAAGCACAAGCATTTATATATAGTAGACAAAATGGATTACAAGGTATACTAAATTACAACGTTAGCGTGTAAGTTTTTGTATATGCTTATCTATTTTTTTTACCCATTTTAGTAAATACCTTCTGTATTTTTTCCAGTATCTTATTTGTTCTTGTTTATACATTGTTTTTCCATTTATCCATTTCTTCAAAATATAAATCTCTAAATTTATCAACTTCTTTTTCTAATGATCTTATTTCTACTTTTGTATATATGAAAACGCATACAGCGCCTAATACAAACCCAAAGAATAATGTTATTGCTGTCATATATATAAATTCTAAAGCTAAGTTACACATACCAAATTTTGTATATTTTAACACCATTAGAGGTGGTACATGCGAGTTCTTTTCTTTTTATTATTTTTTCTTTTTTTTGACTCTGATCCATATAAGCTGGATTTTTGCTGTTCAATTTTTTCTTCTTTGGCATATTTTTTCATGTTATCAATTAATAATTTATTGCTGTCTGTTTTTAGTTGTGTATATGTATAAGATATTATTAACACAAGCATAAATATAATAATAAAATAGGCTACGTATTGCATTTTTCTAATTTTTCTAGTTCAAATTCTAAATGTGCTATTGCTTTTTTAATACAATCAACTGGTGATTTATGTTTGCGGTTCGCACGTAAAAGGTAAGTTACTGCAGTCCCGCAGTTGTAAGAAAGATCAAAATCTTCTACAACTTTACGGGCTTCATATTTATGTATTTTTCCTATGTAATAAGAAGGTATTCTTTTGTCTATTGTTGTGTCTGCAACATAACCATTTCTTCCTATTTCATAATAGTGTTCGCTGTGTTTTGCCATTAATCTAATTTAGTTTTAAAGTGATCTATAATTTTATTCATTTGTCTTTTGTAAAACAATTCAAAATCTACATACTCCATTTGTCCTGTATCTCCATTAATAGATTTTGGTTGTGTTTTTTCCCATAGTTTATATAATACACCACGCATTCTTTGGCTAGGTGTTTTTTCATTAAACTCATTATTTGCTGTAGCTTTTTCTACAGCGTCTATTTGGTCTTGATTTATATGGTTGGTTGATATTAAAACATATCCTGGCTTTTTAATTAAACTAAAAAGATTAACCATCGTTTCGTTAGATAGCTCTGGAGTCCCTATAAAGATACGTAAACTACCATCTGCTAAAGTGCTAACCTTATCAATACCACCCTCAAATACTACTGAATGTTTCATTTTTCTTTTGTTTTGTTTTTTATATTTATTTTTTCTGCATTAGAATCATAAACAATTAAATATATTGGATCTGATTTTTCTACATTATTATTTTTATATATAGCCTTGCAACCATATAAGGCTTTTGATATATTAAAATTTTCTGTTATACTTTTAATTATTTTTTTTGTTTCTAACTCTATATTATTTACTTTATCTCCACATCTTTCTCCAGATATAACATAAAATATTTCAGTTTTATTATTATTTTTTGCAACTTGACAAGCAGATATATAATCATTATCTTTTTTAATAATTTCAGTTACTTTTTCCATGTTTTTTAAAACGTTAAAATAATGTTTTTTAGTTTCTGCGTCTAATACAGGTAGTATACACATGTCTACTAAATAAACTGCATCTATTTCTAAATCTTTATTATACCTAAATTCATTATGCATATCAGGACTATAATATATGTTGTCAAATTCAAATTCTTTATTATTGTATTTGTATTTAATATTTATCCTACCTTGTAGTTTTTTAGGTTGACATATTAAGTAAACAGACTCTAGTTTATTTTCGTTTAATCTTATGTAGCCTGTTTTATCCTTTGTTACTATAAAGTCAAGCTCCTGACGTATATTGTCAGGAACCAACTTTATTAAGTAATTAACAAACTTATCTGTAAATTTTGGAATCATAATATATCTTCTGTCATTATATGGATAGTTCGTTTTGATTTTTTGTCTAAATAGTCAAAGCCTTGACCTGGCCAATAATTATTTTCTACACAGTATTTGTATATTTCTAAATCTCTATTGTACAATTCTCTACCTCTATCAATAAGATCATCACCAAGCTGGACAATACTTATACTATATGGTTTAGTTTTTTCTACCGCTACAATATAATACTCATCTGCTTTTACAGCGTCCATATAAAATGCTGCTTGTTTGTGATAGTTATATCTTTTGATAGCATTAGCAAAACCAAAATATGATGTGTCTTTAGTGGTTTTTAAATCTACAATAATATTTCTTTCTTTATCAAATACATCTAACATACCCTTGCAATTTACATTATATTCTTCATTATGCCAAACAACTATATGTTCTTTTTCTCCATTAGACAATAGCTGTACAGCATCACCATCTTGAAATAATTTGCTAGTTATCTCCTGTATAGTATCATGATCTTCCTTTGATAATACAGTTTTAAACATGTGTTTGTTAGTAAATGCTTCAAAATCTTGTTTACCTTGTTTGGTTCTTTTGTCAAATTTGGGCATAACAACATAATGTTTGTCGTATTCTTTAGGTTGTAAAACCTGCATATGTAAAGCAGACCCAAACTTCATAGCTGCAGAAGCAGGCTGTGGGTTTTCTAACATATGTTTAAAATATTCTGGCGATTTACCTGTTAAATTATTCAGCATACTATTTGTTACATGTTCTGTATCAATATAATAGCTGTCGTGATCTAAGTTGTGATTATTAATCAATTTCATTTATTTTATTTTAGAGACATCAAGACCCTACCGAAGTAGGGCCCTAATGAATCAAAACAAAAACCATGTGAACATGGATAAGAAAGCATTACAAAAGTAATAAATATATTCTTTGCTCCCTATTCTTTCTCTTCTTTGTTTTGAACTTTTTCTTTTTCTTTAATTCTTTCTTGTATATCTTTTTCTAATTGATCGTCTATGTCTTGCATTCTTTTTAAGATTTTATCTGCTTCTGGAATTTGCATACAATATTCTTCAAGGCTAGTTCTAAAACTATCAACTTCTTTTTTTGTAAATTTTCCTTTAGATGTATAATCTTTGTGCACCCATGTTAATAACGCTACCTCATGTGATCTTAAGGCTTCTGACATAGACTTTAGGGTTTCGTTTACTTTTTCTTCAACTTTGTACTTCTCACCCATAATTTTAATTTCAATTTTTTTACTTTTTGATTTCATTTAATTCCTCTTTTAATTGTTTAATTTTTGTTTTAAGTTTATCATTATTATCTATTAGTATATCTACTAATTGTTTGTTTCTTTCTAAATCTGAAAGTATTGGTGAATTGTAATATTCTGCTAAATTTTCTTTGTGCTCTATAAGACACTCTTCAGCTGCATCATAATATCTTCTTATGTATGGATATACTTTTATAAAATCTTCAATAGTTTTAATAGCGTGTAAAACAGTTGCATGATTTTTACCAAAAGCGTTTGCAATTTTATTAAGTGTCATTCCTAAAGATCTTCTTAACGTATACATTAATACCATTCTTTTTTCTACAAATTCTCTTTTGCGTGATTTACTACAAAGTTCTTCAACAGAAATATCTACCTCTTTGCCGTAATCAAAAAAATAATCTAAAAGTGTTTGATTGTCTGTCATATTACTTCTATTTTTACACCAGCATTATTTTTATCTACAGAATAAATACCAAAGCTAGGTATTATATTTTCACAGTTATCATTTTCTACATAGCCATATTGCTCCATTAAATCTTGTATTGTTTGACAAGGATTTATGTAGTCAAATTTACGTCTTGTGTCTCTAATAAATGTAAATTTTATATTGTAAGGTTTTTGTTTATCTTTTATCAAGTCTAAAAATTTTTGTTTGTTTTTAATCCAATCTGCTTTCGTTTCTTTTATGTAATTTCTAACTGTTTTAGAATGTACTAAATATTTACCTGTCCATTGTTTACTATTTTTGCTAGACGGTACATTCTTTGGTATAAAAATTGCACACATTTCACAAATATAGTAAAAAAAAATAAAGAGTTGCACCCATGGTGTTATTACGACAATAATAGGGGAAGTTGGCGCATTTAAGTCTTAAAAAACTAACTGGTAGTTTTACCTGATACCCTAGGGATTTGTTATCTCTTTATTTTATTTTATTTAGAACGGCATATCATCATCAGCATCTTGCGCTACTGCTTTAGCTGCACCCCATGAAGCGTGCTTACTACTAAATTCAGCCATTTCTTCATTACTTAAGGTTTTGTTCATATCATTATTGTATGTACATTTACCTCCTAGTTTAGAAGACCATCTGTATTTTACTGCTGTTCTAATTACAGGTTCTTCTGTTTCTTTATTAATACCAATGTACTCTTCTGATATAAAAGCTATCATTAAATCTTGATTAATAGCTGCATTCATAGCTGTACTATCATCACTAAAATCTTTGACACCTGCATTAATTAAGAAATCTTTAATTTGTTTGGTTTTCCATTCTTTTGTAGATGGTTTATCAGATTCTTTTACTACCCAGAATCTACATCTACCTACTTTACCGCTAGTATTTTTTACAGTGTATTGTATAAATGGAGATCCGTTATAGTTTTCTAGACTATCTGATGTTGTTAGTCCTGTTACTTTACATTGATGAGCTCCTGGCTCAATATATTCTACTTTTTCACCTTGTGTTCTAGTAGTTGTTGTTGTGTTTAAATTAAAAGGTAATGCCATATTTATAATTTTACTAATTCTTCTATTTTAAATAATTTTTCTTTTATTGCTATATATTCTAATTTATAAAATTCATTGTTTTCTCTAAGTCTTGCATTATCTTTTTTTAAGGTTTGCAATTCTTTTATTAAATCCTCTTTACTATATTCAAGAGGTGTATTAATACTGTTTTTTGGTATATAAGTTTCCATTATTTATTGTTTTTAATTTTCCAATTAATATATTTAGTTAGCGTATCGCCATCAAATATAATTTTATCTTTTTCTGGTGCATAAGGATAATCTTTACCCTTCCATTGTTTAGTTTGTAGAACTTGTATTGGTAGTCTGTATAAAAATCTACCTATACCCCATGATACACATGCACGTTTGAATGCATCTGAAACATGACCTTTATCTTTTTCTACATTAGATTCTGATCCTGTGTCTGATTTCCATATCCAAATGTTTTCATTACAAAGAATACCTACTTTACAAAACAGTAAACCATTTTCTTCGTAGTATATACTTTGCCATTTATCAGGACCTACTACTTCATCAAGCAGATCTTGACAGTCTCTTGCATCAATATATGCGACACAGGTAGTTTTTCCATACTTAGTGGATTGTACACGCCACTTATACGGTAGTTCTTTCTTTAGATCGTTTAAATTCATTTTTGTTTTCTTTATTTTGTTTTTTTATTTTTCTAATAGCTGCAGCTGCAACTACAAATTTTACAAAACGTCTTATCATTACATTTTTACCTCGTAGTAACAATATAACTGCTACTTCTTTAAAAGTAAGAATTATTACTTCTTTGACAAGTTTTTTGTTAATGCCTAGATCGTAAGCAATCTCATTAATTATAGATTTAAACTTAGATTTTTGCTTATCTTTCTTATTCATTATTAAGCAAATATACTATTTTTTATTTATCATTAAAAATTTGAACAGCTAAATAGATAGGGAAAATAATAAGTGCGGCAATAAACAAGCTAAGCATAATGCGCCATGTAAAATATATAGTCGCTGCAAAAATAAATATAACCGTTATTGGATATTTTTCTATAATTTTATGCATTTTCATAGTCTACAAATTTTGTTATTTCACTTTTAAATTTTAAAGTAATTTCACCTACACCTATATTTCTACCTTTTGCAAAAATTATATTAGCAGTGCCTTTACTTTCTTTGCCGTCATCGTTATATTCTATACCGTAGTATTCAGGGCGATATATAAGCATAACTACATCTGCAGCTTGCTCTATTTCGCCTGATTCTCTTAGATCGGCTAATGTAGGTTTGCTATTGTTACGCATTCCTACACCTCTGTTTAACTGGCTAAGCGCAATAACAGTAATGTTAAGTTCTTTTGCTAAATTTTTTAATGTTCTAGCTACTTTGCTAACCTCCTGTTCACGACTACCAGCTTTGTTTTTTGAACTGACTAATTGTAAATAATCAATCATGACTAATTTAACTTTTTTTGTTTTGACATATTCTTTTATTCTGTGTACTAAATATGATAATGATGTTAGATTACCTTCGTCTATATTTAATGGTAAATTTTCTATATTACCTATAGCTCCATGTATTTTTTGTAATTCATTATTATTTAAAGTACCATTTGTTATGTATTTATTATTTATTTCTGACTCCATTGAAGCCAGTCTTCTTACTAACTGTAATGCGCTCATTTCGTATGAAAATATTACTGTTGGTGTGTCTGTATATTTAGCTGCATTATATGCTAAAGCTAAAGCAAAGCTAGTTTTACCCATAGAAGAGGCACCACCGACTATAATTAAATCAGTTTCTTGCCAACCACCTGTAAATCTATCTATGTCTTTAAAGCCAGAAGCTATGCCTAATAAACCATCAGTATTCATACGTATTTCTACATCTTTTAAAAAGTTTTGTATTTGTGTTTTGATGTCTACTAATTGCTCTGGTTGCCCTATTTGCAATTTAGACATTTCATCCGTTAGTTTACCTACGATAAGCTCAAGCTCTTCATGATTGCTTAATTGATTATGCACATCATGCACAATACCCGACAGAGTTCTTTTTTGAAAATCTTCCGTTAGCACACCTATACAGGTGATAGCTTCTGTAAAATCATACGCTCTGTCTGTCATTAATGAAAGTTCTAAAACTATGTTTTCCCCTTTTATTAATTTAGAAACAGTTATAACATCTATGGTTTTGTTCTGTTCGTGTAGACTTATAAGAGCATGAAAGGTTGATCTATGCATATCATGTTCAAATAAGTCTACATGTAATAGTTTGTAAAACTTGTCAATTAATTTAGGATTTACAATTAATTTACCAAGAAGAGTTTGTGCTATATCATAGTTGGTCATTTTGATTTTTGTTTGAACCGACAAATATATAATTATTTACGAAATATGCGTCTTTCGTCCTCCATCATTTCTAAATAATTTTCTCTGCGTATTGCATTGTATTCGTAGTCTTCTATAATACCACAGTGATTACCGCAGTCTGCACACCATGTAACGTTATCTTCGTCTTCGTCATAATGTGTACCGCAGCATGATGATACCATGTCGTATCCGCAACCATCATCTACTGGATTGCTTAGTTTCCATTGATCGTATGTCATTTTATTATAATTTCGTTATTAGTTAACATCCATTGACAATGTGTAGGGCTGTGACCCATTTCTCTTAATAAGTCATCTACCTCATCATCATTTATTCTTTCATCTATTGTATAGATGTAAGTAATGTCTTTGAAAAAATTTAATACTATTAGTTTCATACTTGTGCTTCTGCTAATGCAAGCATTTGTTTAGGTGAGCCATCAAATATAATCTTTTTTGCCCAAACATCATATGCGCGAACACGAACTTTTCCGTCTTGTTCATAAATAGTGTAAGTGTATTCTTCGCCACAATCTGAATCGTTTGGTTCGTGTATGTATATATTACCGATACCATCTTTAAAATGTGCAATTAGTTGCGCTGCCAAACATCCCATACCATTCGCAGAACGCTTAGGAGTACCAGAATTGTAACCATTAACAACAGTAAAGTCTTGCAAAAACTCAGCAAGCTCTGCACCATGACCACTAAGATAGCCGTCATACTGACGATACATACAAAGTATGTTTTGTTTTGTTTCATGTACTTCATTATTATTTTCTTCATCTGCTACGCATGTTTGATAAGATTCTTCTATGTAAGTTAAGCTTCTTGTTCCCATAATTATTTTGTTTTAGGTTTAGTTTTTTTTAATTCTTTTTCTAATTCTTTTGTTGTTTTGTTTTCTTTAATCATTTTAGTAATTATACCAAAATATCTTTGTGATAATTCGTCCATAATTTTAGTGTTTTATTAGTCCTACTTTATTATTTTTATTAAACCATTTTGTAGCATACAAATCTATTTTAGACGCATTAATATAATTATTATCTAGTAACTCTTGATAATTATCAAATATTTTTGTATGTCTATCTATCTTCCTGTTAATCAGGTGTTTTTGTTTACCGCTATCAGAAAATATAATATCATAGTTATCTGGTAGCTTTGCTTCTTTAAGCATTTTTACGCAATTAGTATAGCTGTAAAACTTAACTGCGTGATGTATTATTGCAATATCTATCCACTTTTGTAAATACTTAGGTGAATAGTAATCGCCAGAGTCATGTACACGTACAAAGTCTGGTTGTTTTTTTAGAATTTCTTTGGACATAGCTTTTACAAAATGATCTGTAAGTGTAAGCTGATAGCGTTTTTCAAAGGCAGGCTGCACATTACTCCATATGTATGCACCTTTCTTTGCGTAACAAAACTTTACACACTCGTCAGCAAAAGGACAAGTTAGCTTACCACTAGCAGATTTGTATGCAGGTATACCAAAGTTGTATACTTTAACGCCAAGCTCTTTAGACGTTTTCTTTAGCTTGCTGTTTTGTGTAAGTAGGTTCATTTATTTGATCTAAATGTTTTCTCAAAATATCAAAAACATCTTCATATAAACTTGGATGTATAATTGATCTTCTGTTGTTTAATTTTTGTCTTTCTAATTCATTTTCTGTTGTTTCAATACCTATAGCAATAATTTGTTCAAACAAAACATTGCCAAAATTGTATTTGTTAGCATCAGATAATTCTTTAATAGCTCGTTTTATCCTTACCGAAGGATTGCTTGATTTTTTCATAATAATAAATTTTAATTCTTTCTATTATACCTCTACCATTTCGCGTATGAAACCCATAACTATGCGTATACAAAGATGGTATTGGTTTGTTTTCTATTAAGAAATAAAATAAATCCCACTCGTTAGAATAATCCATATCCTGTTGTGTTTGATTTATAGCCTCTGCTAAAGCATAAGGATCATGTCTTAATGCTTCTTTTCCATATGTTTTGCATATGTATTTTTCTACATCTAATGCTGTCATAGTTCTAATTTTATTTGTTTATGTGATTCTGTATCCCATTCGTAATAGTATAATGTATATGTTTTATCTCTACCAAACTTATCAGGAAACGTTTGTTCTCCTAGTAATGGAATGTTTTGATCTATAATCATTTTCTTGTCACTATGCTTGACAAGTATTTTTGTACCATTGTATTTATACGGCAGAGCCACAAGCTGTTTGTCCTTGTGATCTGGACTTAGCTTGTAGCCTGGTATAAGTTTTTTAAGAAGATATGCTTTCATTAGCTTTTTTTAATTTTGACTCTAAAACTTCTATATATTTTAATAAAGCTTTTATATAATATGTGTCATCAGTATTTGTTTCTTCTAATCTATATCCATAAAAGTAATCAAACGCATCATCTACCTGATCTATAAGTTTTCTAGCCATTTACTTTGCTTTTATAAGTTGTTCTATTCTTTTTAGAGTCAACGTGTACAACGCTTTTAAGCGTCCATAACGCTGTTTCTTTCTTAACAGTAGCGTAGCATTCCTGTATAAGTTCTTGCCTTTGTTCTTCAATAGGTCTTGTAGGATCAACAGTAATACTTTGACCGTAATTAATCTTAATAGCTTCAAAGTTACCGATGTTAATAGTTTTGCTGACATTAAATGATATTGTATTTGTTTCCATAATTTATTTTTTAAAGTTTGTATTGTACCATTCTATCATAGAATTAAGTTTGTATTCATATATATACCTAGTCCATTCATGATATGTATTGATGTGGTGTTTGCCTACTTTTTTTACTTTCATAGGTTTCATAATTATTTATTTAAAAGTTAGAAAAAGAAAGGAGGAATTGTAATTACACACAAATTATAACCGCATTGTTATTAACTAAAATATTACTAACCTCCTTTCTATATATTTATTGTGCTTTTAACACATTGGTTTTTAAGTTTTTAAAAACATTACCTAAAGTATTAGTTTTAAATTTTGCTTTATGTTTTGTAACAGCATTTATTACTCTGTAATATTTTTTAATGTACTCTCTGCGTTTAGCTTTGTAATGATCTGCACTAGACCATCTTACACGTTTCATTAGTTCATTGTATGTAGGTAGTGTACGTGTAACACCATTAAGATATGTGATGGTAAGCTTTGCTTTATCTACATGTTTAATAATCCAGTCTGCATTAGCTCTTCTGAACATTTTGTGAGCAATATCATACTTAGATATTTCATTGTTAAACAATTTCTTTTTTAATTGTTTGTAATAGTTTGGTGACTTGAAGTCAGTGATTTCTTTTTGCATAATAAAAGTATTTTGATTAGTAATTATAAAGTTGAAAAAAAAAGAGCCACTAGGACTCTTTGGTTTCTGGCTCTTCAACTGACGGAGTTAGTGCCGTAAAGATTGAAAAGAA